CCGCACGTGGTTTCTTCTGGGTTCCAGAAGAAGTCAGTCTTACTAAAGATGCCAATGATTTCAAAGATTCAAGCGATGCAGTTAAACATATCTTTACCAGTAATCTATTACGTCAAACAGCATTAGATAGTTTACAAGGGCGCGGCCCTAGTCAAGTGTTTGCACCTGTCATATCATTACCAGAACTTGAAGCATTAGTTTACAACTGGACGTTCTTTGAAACTAACATTCACAGTCGTAGTTATAGTCACATCATTCGTAACATTTACAATGTACCTAAAGATGTATTCAATACTATACATGATACAAAAGAGATTGTAGACATGGCAAGCAGTGTCGGTCGTTACTATGATGAATTGCACAAAGTAAATTGTCGTAAAGAGTTGGGTGAAAATATTAATGAAAAAGAACATATCAAAGCAATTTATATGGCACTACATGCTAGTTATGCATTAGAAGCATTTAGATTTATGGTAAGTTTTGCTACTAGTTTAGCAATGGTTGAGAACAAAATCTTTATTGGTAATGGCAATATTATCAGTTTAATTCTCCAAGATGAACTTCTTCATAAAGGTTGGACTGCTTACCTTATTAATCAGGTAGTTAAAGAAGATAGTCGTTTTGCACAAGTTAAATTGGAGTGCGAAGCTGAAGTTTATCAACTCTACTTGGATGTTATTCGTGAAGAAAAAGAGTGGGCAGACTATCTGTTTAAGATGGGTCCAGTTATTGGCTTGAATGCAACAGTGTTAAAAGACTTTGTTGATTATACTGCTGTGGGTGCATTAAAAGAAATTGGTATACGATATAATAATCCTGCACCAAAGAGTACACCTATTCCTTGGTTTAATAAACATAGTGATACAAGTAAAAAACAATCTGCATTGCAAGAAACCGAATCAACAAATTATGTTATAGGTGTAATGAGTGAATCATTAAACTATGATGACTTGCCTAATATATAAGGAGAATAAAAATGAAAGCAGTTATTTGGTCCCGTTACCATTGTCCTTATTGCGACCAAGCAAAGGCATTACTAACACAAAAGGGTATTCCGTTTGAAGAAAAGAAAATTGGGGACGGATACACTAAAGAAGAATTATTAGAAGCAGTACCAACTGCCAGAACAGTACCACAAATCTTTTTAGATGATGAATTGATTGGTGGATTTACAGAATTAAAACAAAAATTAACAGAAAGTATCTAATGCAAATAGCAATCCAACCAAACTCAGTATATACATTTAAACTTAACTCAGGGGAAGAACTGATAGCGAAAGTGATTCAAGCAGGTAGTGAATTCATTAAAATTGAAGAGCCAGTATCTATTGCCCCTACACAACAAGGTATGCAAATGATTCCTAGTGTATTCACTGCAAATCCGAAGGGTGAATTTAAGCTAAATACTAGTAGTATTGCTCTTTATGCTGAAACGGATGACAGTATAAAAGACAAATATTTAGAAGCAACAACTGGTATTAAGATACCTAGTAAAAAAATCGTATTGGGGTAAAATGGCAAAACTAAGTCGTGTAGGTGACAAGAATCAAGAGGGCGGCGCCATCGTAAGAGGTGCTGGTACTGTCTTTGCCAATGGAATCCAAGTTGGTATACACGTTAGTACAATTACTCCGCATGCTCCTTGGAGTAAAAAAGGTCATCCACCACACAAAGCCGCTACAACTACAAGTGCTAGTCCAACAGTATTTGCTGAAGGTAGTGCGGTACTTAGAGTAGGGTCAGGAAACAGTTGCGGTCACAGTATCGTTGATGGTAGTCCTGATGTATTTTGTCCATGAGCGATTCAGGAAAACAAAGCCCACTTGGTGTTAATACACTAAGTTCATTACTACAAAATAAAGGGTTTAACATAAACCCTATCATGGTTGAATATACCGGTGTTAGTACTAGTAAAACATCTGCTACAAACTTAGGTATAATTGTTAATAATTCATGTTTACGATTACTTACATATGCTATCAATGATGCATATGGTAGGGGACAAGTTAACACATCAACATACAATAATCTAATTACAATTGGTTCTACAACCATACCTGCATTAGGTAATAGCAAAGCACCTACATTTAATTGGACGGGTTATCCCAACTGGGCTAGTGATTATACTAAAACCAATGAAGTAACACGTTGGGGTTATGTAAGATTGTTTGCACTTCAAGGTTATAATGAATTTAATTATAACAATGGCTTACCAGAATATAAAGATTATCTGTCAGCCTTTATGGCGGCAAGTAGTTTTGTTGAGAATTCTAACAAAGCTATTATGTCAATGACAAATTCGCAAGACTTTTTAGATGGCACGTATAGTAATATGAATGATTTGATTAGTGCTGATATTGCTGGAATAAGTTTAGCAACATCAGCATTTGGTCGTGATTTAATTACCAGTGGCAAAGCAATCAACTTATCAACGATATCAACATTTGGTTTACCATCTAATTTATTATCAACATTACAACAATATAATTGTATAACAAAAGATGTGAGTTTAGCTATATTAGCATCTGGACTACAATTAGATGAATTAAGTCAATTGTTATCTAATATCAATTCTGCCACAAAAGAACAACAACGTAGACTATATGGTGCATTTAATCTTATAGTAGGCGATAGCCTTAATGATGTATTAGTAACATTGAATTGTAAAACACGTGGAGTAGAATCGTTAGCAGATTTGTTAAATCCAAAAAAGTTATTTCCTAATAGTTATCAAACACTAACTGTTCCTGTTTACAATACAACTAGGGCTCCTACTAATAGTAAGACATATTATCCTATATACAGTAACGGGTCTACCAATGGTAATCTTAATAGTCCTTTAGTATCAAATCAAATTGGTACACAAACACCTACCGGAACACCACCTATAGCAGAATCTATAATAACTCAACCAGAAACTGCTGTTATACAAAATGCAGTTGCCACAACCATTGCTGATGTAAATGCCGGTGGTGGAGATGGCGGTGGTGGAGATGGAGGCGGCGGTGGCGGTGGTGGTGGTGGCGGAGGTGCAATGTAATGGCAATACTTTCTCAAAATCTTAGAATAGTATCAGAACGTGAAGATTCAATTGATTCTATTGGTGCAGCCTATGCACCTCCTACTAGTGGAACAACTAAAGTTATAGATGATACTATAACAGTACCCACAAATAATAAAAATGTACAACAATTTCCCATAGGATTTGGATCATATCTAGATGGTATATTGCCACCAAATTTAGCAACAGCAGCCGGCGCATTTAGTGTATCAATGCAACAAGTTAAAAATATATCTTCTATCCCAATAGAAAAGTTTGCACAAGTTGTAACTAATATTGAGACCATTAATGGTCTACAAGTAAATGGAACTAGTGTTCCGGTAGATAATACATTAGTAAGTGGATCATTACCATTGGTAGCATTAGGTAGTGGGCCATATGGAACGTATACCATGAGTGACTTCTTTGGGTGTATGACTGGACTACCTTATATAGGTATAGATATTCTTGGATTAATTAATGCATTGGAAACACCCGTATTGTATAACATATACAAACAATTATATTTGGCAGTGACTTGGGAGGGTGCAACTGCAACTTGGAATGGTAGTTCATTCACCTATACAAATAGAGGTGGAGGATATACCAATGCACCTACTGTAACAGTAGGTGGTAATCCTGCAATTGCTACAATAGGTACCGATTCTACCAATATAGTTACATTTGGTAGAATAATATCAATAAGTTATTCTGGCATAGCAAGCACGGTAGTAATAGACCCTCCACCCGGGGGTGGATGGCCTACAATGAATACAGTTGTGCAAGGTTACATTGACGCTGCCAATGCAGAAATATTAGCAATACAAACTAGTAAACAAAGATTAGCTGAACAGATGAATACTAATTGGAATCTTACTGGAACTCAATTAACTATTGAACAACGTGCATTAAGTACTGCTTTACCAGTACCAGTACCAACAATTGCCCCAATTACAGATTTAGCACAATTTCCTACTACACAATATGCATTTACTGATTCAGTTCCACAATTTGCATTGAATACAGATCCACATATGCAAGCACAGAGTATTGAAGCAATAGCTAACACATGCTTACCCGGTGGACAAAGTATAGTGGGTATGATGCGTGAATCACGAAATCAAGCTAGATTGACACAAATTGGCATTTCATTAGACAATAATATCAGTGATTCAATTACAGTAGTAGAAAACAAAACGTTATTAGCAAATGGCTCAATTAATAATTCACCTCCTGCAAAATTAAGTCAAGTTGATTGTAATACTGGAAATGAAGTTACCACCAACCCATATGGTTTTTATAATCCAGAGAATAATAATTACTATGTTACTAACCCTGCTTATTTGGGAGCAGGTGGCGCAGTCAATGTTGGTAATAATAATGGCTGGACAGGTTCCGGACAAGTTGGTGGTGGATCTACGCCAGCGTTGCCTTCTGCGGTAGATGTTGGTAATGCTACTGCACTAGGATCATTTGCAGGTTCTCCTTATACAAATATCATACCTGCAAATTTAAATGTATTATACACATCTAAGAATTTGTTACCATCTACCTACACTATCCCAGAAGCAATTGATGAAGTTATTCGTTGTAATTGTGACTGCTGGGATATGATTTAAAGTATCAACTATGAATTTAAATTTTATTAAACCTATAGCCGCCTTTACCATGATTGTGATTACTTGTATGACATATGAGTTTGTGGATACTAGAGTAGTAGAAGAACCAGAAGTAGTAGCTAAAGTCATAGATCCAAAACAATTAGCATGTATGGCTAAGAATATATTTTATGAAGCAGGCAATGAAAGTATAATGGGTCAAGCCGCAGTAGCCAGAGTGGTACTTAATAGAGTAAATCATGGCTTTGCTAAAACACCTTGCGCTGTAGTATATCAATCAAATGTTGTAGAGAAAATAGTAGATGATGAATCTGTTAAAGTAAAACAATGTCAATTTAGTTGGGTTTGTGAAGGTAAAGGTGAACCAAACATAAACAGTCTAAAATATAAACAAGCCCAACAAGTAGCATATGATATTATGGCTAATGACGCATACAGTGATGTTGTACCCAAATCAGCATTGTTCTTTCATAACTTAACAGTTGACCCATTATGGCCTTATAAACAAGTAGCAAAGATTGGCAATCATATATTTTATAGTAGAGTCAAAAAGTCTACCCAAAATAATAGTACTAAAACAGAAAATAACATATAATAGCTAATGAGTGACAAACCAAATTCAGCAAACGGTGTCAGTAGTTATGATTCAACTAGTAGTGGTTCACTAATACATTTCTTTAATCGTAATGTAACACCATATGCTACTGAAAGTTCAGGACCTAAATTTGATTTAGTCCCTGTAGAAAAGCATAAAGATATTATGCTCAATGTTGCAAGGTTGCATGCCAAGCAAGAGTATGATAGAATCATGGAACTAGTTGAAGTATTACAGAAGCAAGCTGAACAGATTAAGCATAGACTTGATTTGACTGATATGGTTCATGCCGCTAAATATGATTTTCAATTATCAAATGGAAATATATATTGGTTACTATTTGACACACGTAAACAGTACACTAGATTAAGTATTCATGGTCCCAATGATTGGTCTACTGGTAAGCCAGTTGACTATGAATACATTTGCAAAGTTAAATGGTTAGGCGATCACACTTGGATAGAGGTAGAAGATGATAAGTAGTAGTCCAGATAGAAATACATTTCAATTAGAAAATTATGTTAAACGACAAGAAGAAGCAGGTAAATTACCTTCTCCTGAATATTTAGAAATGTTCAAAACTTGGCGTGAACAAGATGAAGCTAATATTGTAGATCCATTATGGCAAAAAGATAACATGGAGTATGATTTACGCAGTACTCAATGGATTATTGATAAAGTTAAAGGTGATGAAGTATATGCACAACACTTGTATGCCTCAATGTGTAACAATGATTTTACTAAAAATGATGTATGGCCTATATTAACCGAGAAACGTTGGAGTTGTAGTTGGAGACATGCAGGTGGCATCATTGCTGATATGCAAGGTAAGGGTGATTACATTGACTGGTACTGTAGTGGTATCAGAGATAGTAAGATACTAGATGATGATGAATTTCGTGCTCTTACTAAAGAACAACAAGAATCGTATATTCAAGGTAAAAAGTTTGTACCAGAAAGCTGTGTAACTGATGAGATACGAGAAGATTTATTGAAATTAGGTTGGATAGTAGCAGATGAAGAACTTGAAGCATACTAAATACAATACATACAAGGAGTATATATCATGTTAGAAACATTATTTTGGTTAGCACTAGGTGCTTTTATTGGTTGGAATTTCCCTCAACCTCAGTTTGCAAAGAATATTCAAGCAAAAATATTGACTATGTTCAAAAAGGATTAATAACCCTCACAAACGGGCGCACCTAGATAAATAGTTATATGAAAAATAAATATGGCTTATTAATATCTTGTTCGCATTGTGGAATTGAGTTTGTAACTAAACCTAGATTTTTAGAGTTTTGTTCAACTCCTTGCAAAAATCCGATAAATCGTGTAGGTAATATACCTTGGAACAAGGGTATAAAAATGACACCTGACCAAAAGTCTAAACTAAACACAGAAGGTCTTAAAAAGGGTCATGGTTGGAATAAGGGGAAAGATAATCTGACACAAAAAGAAAAATGGACCGGTTCATCAAACCCAAACTGGGAAGGTAAATTAAACAATCAAAGGC